CTCGGCCGGGACGGCGACGAACTACCGGCTGTTCCTTGAGCAGCAGGACGTCGGGGGGATGCGGGTCGGCGGCGCCGTCTCGGAGTTCCAGAACCCGATCACCCGCTCGATCCTCAAGCTGGTCGTGCACCCCTGGTTCACCCAGGGCACGGCCGTGTTCATGACCTACCAGCCGCCGATGACGTACTCCCAGGTGAGCAATGCCTGGGAAATGCGGTGCGTGCAAGATTATTCGTCAATCGCTTGGCCGGTGATCGACGCGACGTTCAGGTTCTCCATCAACTGAAGGTGGCGCGGCAGGGTGACCTGCCGTGGAAAAAACCGTGCTGTTCGGGGAACCCCTCCGAGATCCACCGGGGAATCCCGAGCTGCGGCGATGCCTGCCGCAGTGTAGAGACTGTACGCACGGGATCTGTGCTACGGACGTGTGCCCGAGGCATTACGGGCACCCGGCCGCAGATCATGAGACAGTCCGATCTGCACTCAATGGCAAAGGTGCAGAGTCACCAGGAAACTAGGTGGCCTTCCGGTCCTGTCCGTTTTGACCGAAATGTAACAAAATGCTTCCTTTACGGCGCTTTGATCGCATCTGCCCCGATGTATTCCGGAATCCTCCAGGGGCTCCAAGTGTCCGATGTGACCCCATATAGCTAGATATGTCCGATTTGGGCAGACCCTAGCTGTCTGGTCCTAGACGATGACGGCCCCAGCGGGAGCGCTCCCGCTGGGGCCGTCCGGTCAGGCAAGATCAGGCAGGCTGGTACCAGGCCACTACCCGTTCAGGGAAGCGCTTGCGCTCCAGCCCAAGACCGTCCAAGTGCAAGAACTCGCTAACCACCACTGCGCCCAGGCCCGTGATCGCGACCTGCCACAGATCCGCTCCCGCCCGGTGCTGGATCTTCTGCATCTCGACGCCAGTGGCAGCGCGGATGTAGTCCTTCATGTCGATCAGGAACTGCTCCGTGCCCGAGCACACCGTCCACCCGGGCCGCTCCCGGCCGTGGCGGTCACGCGGCAGGTACATGCTGCCGTCGCCGTCGAAGTAGCCCAGCAGGAATGGCCGCAACAGCTCGCCTAGCTGGGCCGGCCACTGCAGGATCCGGCTCTTGCGCGGCACGATGCCGTATGCGGCGAGATCCGCAACCATCTGGCGTGACGTGACCTGCAGCATCGCGTAACCATTCGGCCTGCGGTGCAGCTTCGCAGCAGGGTTGAGCCGGTCGCGGACGTATTCCACCAGGTGCGCGTCCTGGGCTTGCAGGCCAAGGTGAATACGCGGGTGGACAGACCCGATGCACCCGTCAGCTGCCAGCACGCCGAGAACGTATGCCTGCTCTGCCGCCTCGACAGCGCTGAAGTAGCCGTGATTAGTCGCCGACGCGATGTAGGTCTTCTGGGGCATCCAGCCGGGCCGGGCCGGCAGGGGCGCGGCAGTGCTTACCGCGAGGGTGCCTGCACCGGGCTGGCGGATCTCGCGGAGCATGGCCCGCGCAGAGTCGGTCGCCTCCTGCTGCTTGCTGATGAGGCCCAGCCTCCGCGCGCGCTCTTCGACACTCCGCGCAGTGCGGTCAAGGTATATCCCGAGATCACCGGCAGTCATCTGCCCGAGCAGTCCCCGGATTGCGCGATCCTCAGTAGCAGTCCATCGCCGATACGTTCGGACCCGGTTACCATTGTCCACGTAAGCCTCCTTCTAAGGCTTGCCGTGCCCCGGCCTGTTGACGCAGGTGCGGGGCTTTCGCGTTGATCCACTCTACCGTTCGCCTCTGACATTCCAGGTTCCACCGCACGAAATCCCCACCCCAGGGCGGCCGAGCCGCCACTCATCCCCAGCAAGGAGTGCATGGCTCTCTTCGGCCCAGGTTCCGCAACCACCGTCATCGCGACCGCGGCGACGATCGTCTACACCACGACCTCGGGCGGGGTGCAGGTCAACCCCACCGTCATCAACACCGGGGGCAACACGTTCGCCGTGGGCACTTCCTCGGTGACCTACGCGACCGGCCTGCTGGTGGCTCCCGGTGACCAGGTGACCCTGACCGGGACCGAGATCAATATCTACGCGATCTGCAACACGTCCAAGTCGTCCTCGGCCCTCTCGGGGCTGGCCACCGTCGACTCGGTGGTGTAAGCGGGCGCGCGGCCCCCGGCGGGACCGGTCTCCCTGGCCGGGGCCGCGCGCTCATCCCCCCCCGTTCCCTGTTCCCCCTTCTCGCAACGTCCCCCGGAAAGGGGCTGCATGGCACAAGCTGGAATCAACGCCCAGGGCATGGACCTGGTTTCCTCCCCGACGCTGGTAGAGGCGCCGATGACGGTCTCCTCGGCGGGCGGGGCGCTGGTCGTGCAGGGCGCGGGCGGCTCGGCGGCCACGTCCGGCTTCACCTGCACGCAGATCAACGGCGGCGGGGCGAAGCCCACCATCACCGGGGTCACGCACTGCGTCGCCTCGGCGCCGCTGGGCCACGACCTCGGCGGGTCGTTCCTGCTGACCATCGACACCTCAGGCGTGGCGGCCGGGACGATCGCCACGGTGGCGTTCGGGACGGCGCTGCCCGCTGCCCCGGTGGCGGTGTTCGCGCAGGCATCGAACACCGAGGGGGCGACTCCGCTGAGCGTGACGACGGTGCAGGCGACGGCGCTGGCGACAACGGGGTTCACGGTGCTGAACTCGGCGTCGATCGCGCCCACGCAGACGGTCAACGTTCAGTACTTCGTGGTGGGCTCTTGACCGGGGCGGGGGTGGCCTAGATCAAGCTGATCTTCCACAGCAACAGCCCCTGGTGCCGCTCAGGGTACGGGAGCCAGTGCGCCCTGTGGGCGCAGCGCTTCCCCGAGATCGGCCATGAGGTCGTCGTCAGCGCCTTCCACGGCCTGAACGGCTCGCCGCTGAGCTGGAACGGGATCACGGTCCTGCCCGGGTCTTTCCCCGGTGACCAGTTCGGCGCGGGCATCCTGCCGCAGCACCGGGAGCGGCAGGGCGCGGACCTGATCATCACCCTGATGGACGTGTGGGTGCTGGACCCGGCGCCGCTGAAGGGCCAGCCGCTGGCCTGCTGGGTGCCCTCGGACTCCGAGCCCCTGTCCAGCGCGGACAAGACGTTCCTGGACGCCTCGGGAGCGATCCCCATCGCCATGTCGCGGTCTGGGCAGGCACGGCTGGAGGATGCGGGCTACGACCCGCTCTACGTCCCCCACGGCATTGACCTGTCGCTCTTTAAGCCCTCGGAGATCCGGGACGAGACCAGGGAGATCCTCGGGGCCACGGGGAAGTTCACGATCGGCATCAACGCGAACAACAAGGACTCCTTCCGCAAGGGCATGTGGGAGCAGCTGGCGGCGTTCGCGCGGCTGCACGAGGCGCACCCCGACACCCTGCTGCTGGTGCACGGGCTGATCCACGAGATCGGGTCGGTGGACCTCTCGCAGGTGGTGGCCAGGCTCGGCATCGGCGGGGCGGTGAAGTTCTGCGGGCAGTACGAGTACCTGACCGGGATGATCACTACGCAGCAGGTGGCGCACTGGTTCGGGGCGCTCGACCTGTACTCGCAGGCGTCGTGGGGCGAGGGTTTCGGGATCACGGCACTGGAAGCGCAGGCGTGCGGGATCCCGGTCGTGGTCACTGATGCCGGGGCGATGGCGGAGCTGTGCGGCGGCGGGTGGAAAGCGGCCGGGGAGCCGGTGTGGAACCCGGTGCACAACGCCTGCTGGACCCGGCCGTCGATCGCCGGGATCCACCGGGCGTACGAGCAGGCGTACCTGCGGGGGAAGGCGTACGAGGCCAAGAGGGCTAAGTGCGTTCCCTTCGCCGCGCAGTACGGCGCTGACCGGGTGCTGACCGAGTTCTGGCAGCCGGCGCTTAAGGAGATCGAAGCAAGGCTCCTTGCGTGAGAGTGCTCGTAACAGGCGGCGCCGGGTTCATCGGACGCCACGCCTGCGACGCGCTGACGGCGGCCGGTCATTCGCCGCTCGTCCTTGACCGGCTGCGCGCCCGCGAATGCGATCATGACCTGATCCTGGGTGACATCCGGGACGCCGCGGCCGTCACCGAGGCGGTGGCCCACTGCGAGGGCGTCATCCACCTCG